ACATCAAAGCCTTTATCAAAAGCACAATGGGCGTCAACCTTCATTACATACTTACCTTTAGCTAACTTGGCAGCTTGATTGGCGGCGACTCTTTGCCCCACAGATACAGGGTTATATATAACTTTTACCTTTTCACTTACAGGAAGCGGAGGATCAGGTAAGTAACCATCCAAAATAGCGATTATTTCCGTTTCTCCTTCTATGTTTTCAAGAAGGTCTTGAATAGTACGACCTAAAAATTCTTCCGACCTCGCAGGAATAATTACTGTGAGATCCATGACTTGTTCCTTTCTAAAATAGCCCTAGTTATATCAGTGTTTGAATTGAAAGACTCAGCCCATGCACACCAAGCGTATATGTCTTTAGGAATACACTTTGAATTAAACCCTCTTTTTTCAAATATAAATGTCCACCAAAGGTTAAACCTTGGATCATCTCCATAAACTGCATCACGGATTGTATAATAGTCTACTCCTGATGCCTGACAAGCGTCGTAAAGCTCCTGACACTGTGCTACTTTAAAGGCTATTGCCCTATTCTCAGTTAGTTTGATAAGTTCCGCTTCGTAAGCCGTAACTTGTCTGATTGTGACGTTGGCGTTATAGACCGTAGTATACAAATCAATCAAATGCCTTCTCGCTCCTGGCTCTCCTCCAATAATCAGGAAGGGTCTGGTCTTGGGATCTAGCATGGGATGGGCCGGAGTTTCTCCTATATACTCAGGTTGCATCACAATTCGTTTATTGTAAATTCTTGATAATCGGTCACAAGTGCCAGGATTGACGGTTGAACGGACAACTATTAAAGGACAAGTACACCAGGCCACACATTCCTCTACAATCGAGGTATCCAGTTCTCCATCATCATTTTTCAGATTAGGAGTAGGTACACAAATAAAGGCAATATCACATTTATTTACATTGTTTTTGGTTGTTCCGTATATATTAGGGTCATATATAACAGCATCAGGAAATAGCTTGTGCATTGCTTTTCCAACCCACCCAAGACCGACAATTCCTACTTTCATTTTAGTTCTATTAAATCTAATTGTTTTTTTGCCCTAGTTTCTAGATCATCACCAATATAAAAGTGTTTATTTATTTTCTTGTGATATTTATGATAAATATTTTCCCCGTGTTCTGGTTTGGCTAATAATATTTCATCGGCCCATTCGCAAAGCATATTCAAGGTTTCTTTAGATACAAGTAATCCACCAACAGACAATACATCTTTATATCCTCTATCATTAAGTGCGCGTTTTGTCCATACACTTCGATTATTTCCCAGCCTACAGACACAAAGTATCTTCATATATTGAATATTATTCTGCTTCCCAGATTACTGAATCTAAATGGTAACTCTTTATAATCTTTAAGTGCTTCTTTAATTTTGGCTCTCTTGTTAGCTGAAAACATAACCAAAAGAAATCCTCCACCACCTGCACCAATTATCTTTCCTCCTATTGCTCCAGCCTTTTTGGCCATATCATACATCGAATCAATTTCTGGATTGCTAACTTTGTTAATTAAACTTTTCTTGATCTGCCAATACTTGTCAAATAACTGTGCAAAACCTTTTAAGTTACCTTTCAACAAGGCAACTATACCATTGTTAGCAAAGACCTTATTTTGATGAAGAAGCGGTAAATTTTCACCAACATTAAAGGATCCCAAGATATCATCAGCCTTTCTGGTAACCCCCGTATATAAAAGCATCAAACTGTTATTGAAGTCCTCTTTTACCGATTCATCCATTTCTATTTTCCTTCCATAGACTTCGCCTGACGGACTAAACTCAATTGCCCTTAAACCACCCATTACCGCAATATGCTGATCCTGTACCCCAATCGGTTTACCTAAAATATCTAATTCGATCTTTACAGCTTCCTCGGCCAGTTGTTGAGAACTTACACTTTCTCCTAGGTAAGCATGAAGGGCATTTAACACTCCAACTACAACACTACTTGAGGAACCAAGACCTGACCCCCGTGTTGGGATATCAGATAAAAATGATATTTCTATACCCTTTCTTATTCCAAGCAGTTTCAGGGACTCACGAACTAGATCATGTTTAAGATCATCTACTTTTTCTACAATCTCTTTATCTGAGTAATTCACAATTATTAGATCATCAAACCTCTTAACGACCGTGCAGTAAATATATTTGTCGATTGTCGTGGCCAAAACTAACCCACCATAATTCAGGAAATATTCTCTGAAGTCGGTATTTCCTCCAAGTAAACTTAGTCTTAAGGGTGTCTGACTAACTATCATCTAACTCCTTATACATCTCTCCTACCTTTTCTATGTGGTAATATTCGGATCTTTCAACACACTCTCTTGCGTAATTAACATATAAGCTTGTGGTTGTTCTTAGCCTGTCCAGTGCAGTCAAAAACTCACCAAAGTCATTAACTGGCATATAGCAACTCTTAACCTCTCCAAACGCCTTCTCGTCAAGTGCAATTGTCGGAATACCAAAAGAAGCGGCATTAACTATCTTTAACGGATTCGATAATATCTTCTTGTATGGCCTCCACACCAATTGAATATCAATACTCAAATAGAAATCTATAATATCCTGTCTGGTGTAAAACTTTGAAAACTCTATCAATTTCATATCTATTTTTGCTAATTCTCTCTTTAATTCTTTAGGAAGATACGGGAAGGCTCCTCTAGTCCCTATTACTCCAATCGTAGTTACTTCTCTTCCTTCCCGCCTAATTCGTTCAAAATTACAGTGATGTTGGGGAATATAGACAATCCTATTAGAAACTTCCCCAGACATGACTTCCATATCGGCTTGAGAACAGACTATCATTGTTACTTCAGGATGTCTTTTAGCTACCATTGCTAAATTATGACCGTCTATTATGTCCAAGTAGGGTTTTCCTTCAAACTTGAAATCATCACCCTTTCTAACCATAGGCTTGACATAAATGCAAACATCATTTTCGTACCCACTTTCAGGATTAAGTTTCGCCCCTATCTGATCCGCTATCTGATCTCCTCTTATCGTTGAAGAAACACGCATCAGCTGCCCCCTGGGAGGACTAACCCTATCTTTAAAAGACTGGCTCGGGTTTATATTAAGAAATGATGGTTTGGCAAAAATTGAAATCATAAGACATACTCCTTAACTACTTCCGAAACTTTCATTCTTCTTCCCGGAATATTAATCTCACAATTAAATCCTTCGGGGATTAGGTTAATCCAATGTAAAAACTCGTCTTTGTCCACAATGTATCTTTCTGCATCATGAATTTCTAATGGTTCATCGTTGGCAACTCGGTTTTTCATAAAGTTAATTAATGTGTTTGGATTATCTCCCCATGTGATATTCCCAAGTCTGACAATGCAATACTTTGGAAAGTTCTCCATTACCAATTCCTCCATTTTCCTTTTATGTTGTGCATAGCGGTTGTCGTTGTAAAAAATCGACAAAGAACCAAAATATACCAAGCGACTATTTCTATCTTGTTGTAAAAGTAAGTCTTTTTCTCTTTGATACTCAGTTTCACGAACCTCAGAACTATTACTGACCCCACTAGCGAAAAAGGTTGTTCCAGGTCTATCTGTCAACACACTAGCTATGTCTCCATTACCTTCAATCATATTAGTTTCATTTTCTCTCTTACATCACGATATGCTTTATTAAACTGGTCTGCTGTCTCTACGCCCCTTTGTGTAAACATCCATTCTTCTAATAGCTTTGGGGGAATGGTAACAATATCAGCCCCATTAACAAAGGCTTCCTCGATTTGATCTGTGTTTCTGATACTACCAATAATCACTTTTGTGGCCAAACTATGAGTTTGTAAGTATTTTAGAGTAGTAGCTAGTGTCCTGACGGCAGCACCCTCTCCTTTTGCCTCGTCACACCTACCCCAAAATAAACTGATATAGTTATCTCCTTGAGCGGTACTACCACGCATCGCTTCAGAAGCACCTATCAGTTGTCCTGCACTAATTCCAAGTGTTGCATTAAGCCTCACACCCTCTTGGCTTAATTTATACATTACTTCAAATGCTTTTTGTGAATCCCTCGGATCCATTGGAACCTTAATTACAGCATTACCAGGGAATCTATCACGATATCTGAGTGCTAAATCAACCATTTCCCCTTTTGACATATCGGAATCGGGAATCTCAATAGATATAGGAAAGTTCGGCCCCGATATCTCAATCATTTTCTCTATATGTTCGGGAACGTCTAAAATTCCCTCCTTCTGTAAAATCACAGGATTAGTGGTTGCTCCACCCAAAATTCCCGTATCAAACCACTTTTTAAATCCTTCAAGGTTGGCTGAATCGTAAAATATACCTGATTCTTTCATTTAATCCTTCCTTTAAGGTCAAATATTAATCCATGATTTATTACAACGTGCATCGCTTCAACAAGTGGTGTGCCATATACCTCATTATTAGTTGGAACCACAATACAAGCATCGGCCATTTTCTTTAACATTCCACCATCGAATCCCGAAAAGCCGATAATCTTAGCTCCTCGTTTCTTAGCAAGGTTGAGGGCCTTTGTAAGGTTGCCTGACCACTTACGATTACCCCCATGTACTGAAAAACCAACTAATACGTCTTTCTTTGTAAGCCATGCGTCCAACTGTCCTTCGAAGATACTGTCCCATCCGAGGTCGTTAGTGTAAGCACTGACAAGTGGGATATTGTCCACTAGAGAAATTGCCTTAAATCCCCCGGTCGTCTTAGCCAAATCAGCTGCAAAGTGAGTAGCAGTAGAAGCCGAACCGCCGCACCCCATCGTAAACACAGTTCCCTTTCGTTTATACAAATCTACTAAAATGTCTCTTGCCTTCACATATTCAGGAGACCATTTCCTTGCAAAGGACATATCAGATATAGATTCAAAATATTTAAGATATTCAAATGTCATGTTACTGGCCCCTTAACCCAAAACCACGATCTGTATTTATCTCTGGTTACCCCGTCTTTATATTCTTCGGCACCGACTATAAACAAAGGTATCATTCTGTAACATCTGGCGTAGGGAACCAAGGCTCTTTTGACATGATTAAACTTCTTGTAAGAAAAGTATGCGTAATCGTGTCCCGACATAATTCCGCCCATCCTTACCTTTTTAAGCCAATAATGTAGATCGTTGGTGAAGTTCACAAAGTCATGGTTTGCGTCAATATAAACAAAGTCTAAAGACTCATCTTCAAAGTCTTTTAGGGCATCCATTGAGCTTTTCCTTACTATTGTGCAATTTTTATAACTACTTAACATTCTTATCGTTTCCTGATATTTACCTTCAAAGTACTCTTGGGGAGCATTTAAGGCAGTGATTTGTTCCAATGGTTCGTAATCCGATAACATCCAAGAATCAATGCTATAGAGTTTTAAATTAGGGTTAGCTTTACATAATACCTTTGAGTATTCTCCCCTCCACACACCGATCTCCGCACCCTTGTTAAGGTTAAGTTCTGCGAATAACTTAGCCAGATCGTCTCTTCCCATATTGGGTATCTCCACAATATACTGACTACCCACATTAAGGTTGTACTTTTTAACTATGTAGTCATAATTATTCACTTCCAAAAGTCCTCCAAATCTACAAAGTTACTTAAAACAGTTGCTTGATTCTTGTCTTTTTCCCAGTTGGTTCGGTATTTAAATAACGGATAAATTTCCGAGTAATGATAGGTCTTTTCGTTATTCCCGCCGGAATCGTGAATTATTATATATTTCGCAAGGTTGGCAAGCCTTTTAACTTCTTCTCTGCGGCTACTATCTGGGGTCTGGTCTATCAACACAACATCCCAGGGCTTGTCTATCTTGGCATCTGAGTATTTCTCAACAAAGTGTAGTTCATGATATTCGTTTTCGTAGTGGTAATCAATGAAAAACTGCAACCAATTCTTAAAGTTCTCGTAGCTTACCAGTTTGCGTTTAGAGAGCATACAAGCATAATGTAGATAGGGTGTGCTAAATACTCCCATTCCCAGCTCCAGCACGTCTCCTGCGGTCTTAGACATCGCTTGTATAAGACAAGCTAAGTGCGTACCGTAATTTCCTGATACTTTCATTGAGTAAGCCATGTTTTGTACCTCTCTTTCCAGTCCTCCGGCCAAGTAGGCATAGGGTAAAACTTGTCAATAAACCATTCAATCTTTGGGTCTTTCATCCAGTGATTGGCCCAAACATCATAACTAACTCTCTCCTGATCTTTGGTATAACGATAACCCTTAACCGAACCATCTTGGTGCATATGTGCATACCAAGTTTTTTTATTAACCATTACCTTACCTCCCAAAAACCAAGTCTTTAGTCCGAGATTAGGCGGCTCTTGGGCGTGTCCCATAGGGTCAATCAAGGGGAAGCCCCCTATCTTGTTAAGAAAGAAGTCTCGGTTTACAAACCATCCAGAGCCGTGAAATTGTGGAGTTTCGTCTATTAGAATATCCAGTTTTTCTGCTGTTTTCTGAGGCCAATGCCCTCCAGCTTTAAATCTAAAGCCCCTTTTGTCCGTAAATGGACATGATAGGTAGAAATAATCGTAAAATCTTTCATCCTGCCATTCCCAAGTCTTACCGTCTAGCACATAGAAACGTGGAGTGACAATCCAATTATCCTGCATATCCGCCTGTAAGACTTCGTCGAATCCCTTACCGAAAGAACAGTGTGCATCGGACTTATAGATATACTTGCCTGTGGCCATAATAGCTAATATGTTCACCATTGCCTTTATCCCCACATTCTCAGGTAGCCTTAATACTCTGAAGTTGGGATAATCAGGGAAGTCTTGGTATTCAGGGCCATTAAAACCAACTATTACTTCAAACTCACCCGTAGCCTTCTCATATACATCCTGTACAGTCCTTTGAAGAACATTAACTCCCTCATTGGTCGTAGCAATCTCATTGCAACTCGGTACAATAATACTTACTTTAGGCATTGTTTACTCTTTCTAAGTCTTTGGGTGTATTGATTTCTCCTATAAAATCCTCGGCCTCTATAAGTGTTACTTTATGACTGGCGACAAACTCTTCTACTAATGATCTGAATTGTTCATTAACTGGTTCATAATCAAATATGTCCGTATTCAAAACCATCACGCCATCGTATATTCCGTTATTAAATGTTAGAATACTTAAATCTTCTCTTAGGCATCTTTCAATATTGACTGGGTTTGGTATTTCATCTCCGTATATTAAAAGAAATCTTTCATCTTTTAAGTAATCTCTTGTAGCAAGAAAGCTATACACATTCCCCTCATCCGATCCGGTGACATACTTTACTTCTTTTCTTTTACCTATATGTTTTACAATTTTATCTCCCAGATACTTAATAACAATAATTATTTCGTCTATTTCTTCTGGAAGAGAGGCTAATATGTAATCAATAATCGGCAATCCATTGACCTTCAACAATGGCTTAGGAGTCTTTGCCGTCAGTGGCATCATCCTTTCCCCCCTACCCGCCGCAAGTATCACAGCTTTCATATCTTGTCCTTTTTATATACTTCTTCCACAATCCTCAGTGTTTCGTAAGCATCTTCGGCGTTTGATCTCGATTCCGACATAAAATCTTCTAATTCAAGTTCCAATGAGTGATCTGCTATTGAATCACAAGGAATAACAAACTCTCTCACTTTGTCAGGGTCGTCTGTACGACTTCCAACTATCAACTTTTCAGGTTCTCCATATCTCATCCCCAACCCTTCAACGACCAGATAACCCTTAGTGCCGTATATCTCAAAAGTGTGCATCCGTTTCCACTGAGTCAAACTACTGTGAATTGAGGCAATTACATTTCCGCTTTTAAGAAGTACAAAAGCATTGTCTTCAGTCCCTGATCCCCAATAAGTATCGGCCCTGAATCCTTCTACTTTGTCAATCTTTCCCATGAACGACCTGGCCATATCAATCATGTGTACCCCTTGATCGTGCAAGTGTCCTCCCCCACCCATTTCCTTGTTTATTCTCCATTCTTTTTCATAGCCAGGTCTTCCTCCGAAACCATGTCTTGCCCTTATAAAGAGTAACTTACCTATATCTCCTGCTTTGTAAAACTCTCTGGCCTTGATAAACCCGTCGTGGAATCGGTAGTTATAACCTATCTTGTAAATCAAACCCATTTTCTTTGCTAACTTAATATTCTTCTTAATCTCTTTTGATGTAATAGCGCTGGGCTTTTCACAAAGAACGTGCTTACCAGCTTTGAGGGCTTGTTCGGTAATAGAAGCATGGAACTTGTGGGGAGTAGCGATTATAACAGCATCTATATTCGATGCCTCCAATACATCTTGTAGTGCAATAGTACCAGTCTTGGGTTCAACAATAGCAAGTAAGGAGTCGCCCAACACTCCAGCCCATCTGGTTCCCATCTTCCCTGCACCTATCAAAGCAAAATTCATAAGTTTATTAGTTTACTGACAATTTTATCTCTGCGTTTGTGATTCTTTTCCATAACAGCATTTAGTATCGGAGTTTCCACACCCTTGTTCTTGGCTACTTCTTGTAAGTAATTTATATCTCTATCGAAATGGCCACCTCGAAATCCCACTGACACATCTAAATATGCTTCTTTACCTATTCTCCAATCAGACCTTAACGCTTTTGTAACATCAACTACGTCAGCGCCAACCTGTTCACATATATCGGCAATGTCATTGATTAACGATACGGTAGTTGCTAAGTAAGCATTTGTTGCGTGTTTAATCATCTCAGCAGTTTCTATACTCGTAAAGAAAACCGTCTTGTCGTGGAACATATTAACTAGAGTGGGCTTAGGTTTGTCGCTATCAACTCCAATCGTAATTTGTGTAAGATTTATAAAATCAAAGATTCCCCTTCCGATTCTCATATGTTCGGGAATATAAGCATAGTTATCTCCTAGTATCTTCATCAGTTCTCTTGAAGTCCCTACTGGTACTTGGCTTGAACAAATTACCAATACACCCTGTCTGAGTTTATCCCTTACTCTTTTGGCTACAATAAACACATCTTCGATATCTCCCCGGCCATCTTTACTAATAGGAGTATCAATTGCTACCCAACACACTTCACACTCCTCCAATTTAACTATCTCGTGGCCTATCCTTTCCATGCAATATGAAAAAGCCTGGGCCATGTGTTCTGTTCCTACAATTGCTATTTTCATTTATGTTTTACAACAATTAGCCTATCGTCATAGCGTTCTCCACATTCGATTGTATTAGTGGAATAAATCTTGCTTATTGGTTCCAGAATACTGATATCGGCCACGTCCTCAATAACATAGATGCAATCTTTCTTTAAACGAGGCATTACGGACATACAGGTATAAACTTGGTCCTTCGGTTTGTGTGATCCGTCATCTATAACTAAATCCATATCTAAACCGACATTGCCGAATAAATATATGAGGTCATGTCCTTTAGATTGATCGCAGAGAAAAACCTTAATTCTATTCTCTTTAAACAACCTTCCTACCTGATTATCAGCCCCGTAGATCATTGCATTTGGAAAAAAATCTCTAAACATTCTAAGTCCAGCACCTTCGCCTACACCTATTTCAAGAACCTTTTTAACCCTACGTCTTTTGGAGTTATTTCTAAACATCTCGTAATAATGAGGCGTGTAGTGGTGTTTACCCCACTTGTCGGTTTTATACTTAATAGCCAACTCAGTTAACTTATCCATCCCATCTCCTTTATTTGTTTTTCCCAATCGCTAGGCCATGAAGGCATACCGGGGAATTTGGTATTTATAAACCACTCGAATTTATGAACCATATCAGGCTCTCTATTGTTCAACCAGTGATCTGCACTCCAACTAGAAGCTTCTACAGTACCACCAGGGAATCTATACATCCTTCCGTATCTTCTACCTTTATGTAAGTGTGCATACCAAGTTTTCTTATTTACTTTTATGGCCCCTCCTCCCAACCAAGTCTTGAAACCTATCTCCTGACTCTCCTGGGCAAACTGTCCATAACCTTCTTCTTTTAGCCCCCCCAGTACGTTTAGGAAGTAGTTTCGGGTCATAAAGTAGCATGAACCCTGCATTGATGGCGTATCGTCTATTTCCTCAGTTCTATCACGCTTCCAGGGTACGCCATGCATCCCGTCATCGTGATCTTTACCTTTACGTGGAAAGTCAATATACATATAGTTAATTGGGTACTTATTGTCTGTTCTTTCTTCAATCTTCCATTCTTCAACATTTAAAGCATAGCGCCTTGGTATCTGTATCCAATTATCTTCTAAGTGGTTTTCAATGAGTATTTTGCCAAAATTCTCACCAAATGCTACGTGGTCATCACACTTTAGAATGTATTTTCCTTTGGCCATAGCAACGCAGTTATTGATTCCTTGTCTTAAACCTATTGGGGAGGCGGGATGAATATAGTGGACTCTCCCATCTTCACTTAGGGGTTCTGGCCACTTCTCATCTACGTTTACAATCACTTCTATGTCTACTCCAGCATTTTTTAAAACATCTTCTATAGTTTTAGCTGTGAAGGGTGAATTGCGATTGGGAATAATTATACTTAAATCCATTTAATTTAGCCTAGTTACAATAATGTAATCCCGTCCCTCCATATCACCATCGTTAATTAGCCAAGTGTGAAACTTGCCTTTAGTGTAAATACTTAGCCAAGTATCCTTCATTAAACAATAGTCTTTATTTGCCCAAGATATTCTTGCGACCCATTTTCCTGCTTGGACTACTTTTAAGGCATCAAAAAAACTCATTGTCATAGCTTTATGTTGCGGTTTTGGAACTAGCGGTGTTAAACTTTCCATATTACTCACTCTCCTTTGTTTTAGATTTTGAAGCGCTTACATTCACTTTGTATAGCTTTTGAAGAAATTCACGAATTGCTATTCTTATTGTTTCACTTATTGTTCCGGGGAGTTCCTCTAAGAGACTAAAGTCTTTATCATCTATAAAAAGATTTATACGCCTCATTGAGTAAATTATGAGTAGGTGAATTAGTGGAAGTCAACAGGAAGATTAGCTATTATTTAAATTATTTATTACATTTTGACTAGATTGTAACTTCGATACTTTTATTATCACAACTAATTCTTCAGAACTAGGGCTTGGACTCGGAGATTCACTCCCACTTGGTGAGATACTTTCCGATACGGAAGGTGAAGGGCTTTTGCTTTCTGATCTTGATTCACTTGCAGATGAACTCACAGAAAGAGACTCACTTTTGGATTCCGAAGCCGATGGAGATAGAGATTTACTCTCGCTTAGGCTTCCTGAAGCACTGGCACTAGCTGACGGGCTTAAGCTTTTAGAGGCGGATGCACTACCGGATGCTGATTCCGATGCGGAGGGCGATAATGATTTACTTTCGGAAGCAGAGCCAGACTTAGATTCGCTTGCACTTGGGCTAAGGGATTTGCTCTCAGAAGCGGAGCCACTTTTAGATTCAGACCCACTCGGACTTAAAGACCTACTTTCTGACGCAGATTCCGACTTACTCTCACTAGCAGAACCAGACTTAGACTCTGATGCCGAGGGACTTAAACTGGCCGAACCCGAACCTACCCCTGATGGACTGGCGCTTCCAGAAGGTGATAATGAAGCCGAGGGTGACAAGCTTGCCGAAGGAGAAGGGCTTTTAGATTCACTGGCACTAGGAGATGCACTTTTTGATTCTGATGCACTAGGGGATAAACTCGCTGAGGGGGAAGCTGATTTAGACTCCGAAGCACTAGGAGAAAGAGATTCTGACTCACTCGCTGAGGGAGACAGGCTTGCTGATGGAGAGAGTGATTTGCTTTCTGAAGCTGATGGGGACTGACTCTTTGACTCAGAGGCACTCGGGCTTTCACTGGCAGATGGGCTTAGAGATTTAGATTCAGAAGCAGATGGTGAGGCCGACTTACTTTCGGAAGCGGAGGGGGATTCCGAGCCTGAAGGCGAAGCACTGAAACTGCCCGATTCCGAAGGACTTAGACTTTTACTTTCTGATGCGCTGGGGCTTTCACTAGCTGAGAAGGAAAGGGAAGCACTGGGTGACAAAGACGCTGATTCACTAACGCTGGCTGAGGGTGAAAGAGAAGCAGATGGGGAAAGTGATGCGCTTGGTGAAACTGAGGCAGAAGGAGATAAAGAAGCTGAAGGACTCAGCGATGCCGATCCACTTGTATAAACAGCATAAATTGCATACATTCCGTCAGCATCAGCCACCGCACCGCCTCCATAAGGGTCATTAAGGGTTGTTTGAGATGCGAGTATATCACTCCCGGCACCACCAGAGGCTTCACTGTCAACTCCACTGTTACCTGAGTGAGCGTCCATTTGTAGACCAAGCCAGTAGGCTGTGCTAGGGGAAATTGCCCAATCTACAGTTACACGAACCCAGCCACCCGCAGTATCGGAGTTGGTATTATCTACAAAAAGCCTAACATCTGCCACGCCGGCAGTATCAGAATATAATGCAACCTCAAAGTTTGCACTATTAGTACCAGCAGCACGATACCAACCTATCTCTGTTATTTTTGTAGCTCCTGCTGGGCTAGTGTCTTTTGTTACAACCGAAGAACCATCAAAAGTAGTGGATGTTCCTGCGGGGTCAGAAGTTGGAGCTGTTGTTACAAAACCCGAACTTGTTCCTAATACTACTGCCATATCAGACTACCCCCTTTTGAAGTTTAACTAAGAGTTTAGAAGTGTCTTTTAGGTTCCATATAAATATCACATTATTTTTCTATAATAATAGCCGTTGCGCCCGATTCTCTTTCAATAATGTTAAAAGCAGTCTGCTTGGTTCCATCCGCTTGTAAAGCAATCGCCAAGTCTACAATTTGATTGGCTGGAATAATCTCGTCAAAAAGTGAAGCATTGGCATCTTCTATTCCCCATCTTAAATAAACATCTTTAGAAATTGCATATATTCGCAAAAAAGTAGTATTTGTATTTAAGGTAATCTCAATTGACGAAGACAAAGTGGCTTGGACATAACGAGCCAGAGAAGTCCCCATAGGAGTTATCTGTATTGGTCTTCCAAATGTATCTGTTGGTAGTTCAGTCATAGTTATGGGAATGAAATACTTGCACTTGGACTTGCACTAGCTGATGGCGAAAGTGATCCTGATGGACTAAGGGACTTTGAGGCTGATTTAGATGCGCTAGCTGAAGGACTAAGACTTCCTGATGGGCTAAGAGATGGACTTACAGACTTAGACGCACTAGCCGATGGACTCTTTGAGGCCGAAGGGCTAAGAGATGCTGATACTGAACCTGACGGACTGGCTGATCCAGATGCACTGGCAGAGCCTGATGCTGACGGGCTAAGAGAACCAGATGGGCTTGCAGATTTAGAGGCACTGGCTGAAGCCGAGCCAGAAGGACTAAGGCTTTTAGATGCACTAGCACTAGGACTAAGTGATCCTGAGGGGCTAGCAGATTTAGATCCACTCTTACTGGCCGAGGCTGAACCTGATGCTGAGGGACTAAGAGACTTTGAAGCTGACGCACTTGGAGAAGCAGACTTGGATGCTGATTTGGACGCTGATGGGCTTGCTGAGGCTGATCCTGACGCTATTTCAGTCTCCATTGGCTGATTCCATATAGCATAGGTATCGTCTCCCGTATTTACATAAACATTATTTCCATTCTTATCAAGATCATAAAATACTGCACCATGTTTAAATCCTGAATCTCCGGTAGGAAGCGTATTTCCTTCAGCTTCTAAAATATCATCTGTAGATAGATGTCCTTGACTTGTTGATCCTTGAACCAACTCTGTATCCCACCTCAAAACCCTATTTGTTCTGTAAGGTAAAAGAGCTGTTAAGAAGTTCGCTTCCGTAGTAGTCCTTAATCCACTAGATTTAGCCTCGATTCGTGCGAGTTCAGCCTGGTCGTCTAGTGATAAATCTTGTTTTAGTAAAAACTTAGCCATGTTTCTCCTATTAAAAAAGCCTACTTCTTAAAACCTAGCGCTTTTTTTATAGCTGTAGGCTTCAAGCTGTAGGCTTTAATAGCTCTTTACTTATTTACTTTTTTAAAACTTCCAGAATCCTAATGCCGCTTGGTGTCGGTTGATGTCTTTCACCTTAGCTCCATAAACAAATAAGTCTTTGTATGCTGTACCGAAGTCTCCTATAAGATCCTCTTCCATTCTTGCATCAAGAACTTTCTCTGCAAATGTAAGCCAGTTTGGATGTCCTGCAAGCAGATAGTAGCCATCAGTATTATCGCCGTCAAGTCTATTACTCTGAAAGAGTTTGAAACCTTGCAACATACCCATAAAGCCCTTTTTAACTAAATCCTGATATGCTTCATCAACATGAAGGACTACTCCCGTTCCCTGAGTAAGTATTGTGAAAAATTCAGGAGGAGCAACTAAGTATCTATCTGAGTCCGGTACTGCCGAAAACCCATTCTTCTCTGCTAAATCAAGTCTTTGTTTAAGTGTTGCAACTTTGTTTAGAATATTTGCTGCGGTAATTGTTAATACTGTGGCCGCTTCGATGGTATACGCTGTACTTGCCGCTATTGCTCCGCCTGTGTAAGCAGATGTTGAATCATCAAGATCATCTTCAATAGTTATAGAGGTTGCGCTTGTGTATGTCTTAATCCTATACCAGGTTGTGTGTCCAGTGGCTTTGAAACCCCGACCAACCATAGCTGCAGTAAAGGTCGTTCCGTTTCCTGTTACAACACCTGTCGTTACCGCTACTTCAACATCACCTGTAGTGTAATCAGTCCCAACTCTATTTCCTGAGCCAACATCCGGGTGAAGATCAAAGGCGAACAAATCCATGTTTCTTGATCGTTCCTCACCAACCTGAGTAACTATATAAGGATGTGGATTCTTGATGTAGGAAAGCCACTTTGCGAGGGTCTTCTCTTTCCAGTAGAAAGATTTGTATTGATCGATAGTTAATGCGCCATTGTTTTCTGTTAGGGAGTCTGCTGTGAGGGCTGCGTCTGCGTAAGTCTTTTCGGAGAGTTTGCCGAAGTCGAGGATGTTTAGCTTGGATCCTACTCCGTTAATTTCACCTTCGTAGTTTCTGTTGACAATTGTGTCTAAAAGGTTATTGTCATACACAAACTGCATTACTTTGCTTGAAAAACCTTCTGCTATTTTTGTTCCGTATGCTGACATTTTGGTAAAGTTGTAGATCTACTTTACCGTCTTCTTAATGAAGGTTAGGAGTTATCTAGTTGTAAGTATGGATAGCGTTTTTAGTTTAAGTCAATAGGGGAAAATAGACTAATTTAGCCTCAAAGGTCGGACTTAATTTTTCCCGCTATTAAATATTCCTTGTATTTATTGTAGTCCGTCTCTCTTAATTTTCTTGCCTCTTCTAGGGTAATAGTATCGCTTTTCGGTTGTGGCTTGTCATTTGGCCCACCAGATCCATTTTCAAACATTCTTCCTTTATGCGGTTTGCTGTTGGTTGACTGCTCATGCAGGAAAGCACCTACCAATACTTTAAATGGTACGCTGTTATTGGATTCTTCTTTGGCGAAAGACTCAAATTCGTTTGTTTTACCTTCAAGTTCCGGGCTGTCAATTAATGTCTTGGGATCTCCTATAAACTCATTAACCGAATCATTCCACCTCTCTATCTTAGTTGCCTGTTCTTTGGCTTGAGATATGGTCTTTCTCCAATTCCTGCTTATAACTGTCTCTTTAGCAAAAGTTCTTTCAGTATCACTCATCACATCCCAGTCCTTAAACTCTTTTTGTAAGTCTTCTTCTGTTGGCTCGGGAGTTTCTTCTGCATCAATTAAAGCTTTGTTGATAACCCTATTCTTTGCGTATAGCTTCTGTGCCTCACGTGCTGAAGCGGACAACTTTTTATTCTTCTCTGCTACCTCTATCTTGAGTTTTTCTTTTACTTCCTTTGAAGGTTCTGCTTCTTCGGATTCTTCTTGTGGTTCAGACGGAGCAGGTTCACTTGGAATCGGCTCAGATGGTTCAGTTTCGTCAATTGAAGCTTCTAATTTTTCAGCCTCTTCTATAGCTTCCTGCTCCTTCTCTTGGAGTTCTTCTTTACTTGGCTTTTGGTGCTTTGGCATTTTTCTTTACCGGCTCCTTAGTAGGAGGTTTGGTTTCTAGTACGCTTTCGTATTCTTCTAACTGTGATGCTTTGAGATAACTTCGCCTTGCTCTCAAAAAGACTATTTCATCTTTAGTGAGTGTATCTGGATTCTTTTCAAGAATTTTCTCCAAATACTCTTGAGCCTCGGGATTCATTGGTTAAGATTAGACAATGAAATTGTTTATTGTCAAATGGAATGTATTTTTTTGTGACAGGAACTACATAACCATATAACATCTAACGGTTTCAAATAGTCCTCGTGGTGAGCAGATAATCTACTTTCTCTATTGCACCTAGAACATTTCTTGGGTTTGACTAATTTACCTATTTTAAGTGCATAAGCAACTTTACAGTAAGCCTTAAATGCTTCGGGGTGTTCCTTTCGCCAAGTTAATATAGCTTCTATGTAATCTGGGGCTCTATTTCTTCCATTTTTAGTATACCATTCTCTATAATATTTTTTACGGTACTCTAAATATATGGGGTCTTTTCTTCTTTTTCTATTATATTCTCTACTATAAGCCCTTCCTTTTTCTATATCAGCGTAAACCATATAGGAATTATACTAAGGAAAAACTTTTCTGTCAACTCTTTTTCTTTTTCTTCCTTTTGGCCTTGGCGGCTGCTTTGTAACCAGCCTTGCTATATGGAAAATGCTTTACCTTACCCTTTATTTTAACTTTAGGCATTTAACCCACCTTCTTTCCAACAATACTAGATACTGCGTTCTCCATTTGTTGTTTGGCTCTCTCCGGTGTACTTAAGAAGGCATCTAGTAACATATAGTTTCTTAATCTTGCTTTTAAGAATAAATCCTGTTTTTTCTCTATGTTGGATTTGCAAAGTTCCTGTTCAACAGCCTCTTTCATTGAAGTGATGTACTCTTTGATCTTTTCGACACTTAAAGCGCCTTTTTGGAGTGCTTCCAGCCATACATTAAGTGTTTCTTTCTCTGAAGGATTTAAGTCCTCGTATTTAAGTCCTGCTTTCTCTAATATCGAATCTAACATTATTGTATAAGCATGGGTTGTTGCTGTTTAGGTTGTTGCAGTTGTGGTTGCTGTTGTCCATTCATCGGCATACCAGCCCCAAGCATTGGATTTGTCATCTTTTGCTCTTCAAACTCCATTATCTCAGTTACTTCATCTGGGGTTAGATCAGCAAACTCAGCTAATTTTCTCTTGTAAATATCTAAGACTTTGGGATTATCAAACATCTCCATCTTTAGTAATTGAAGTTTTTGAAGTGAATCAGTGTCATTGGCTTTCTTCTCATCTTGGCTCCAGACTTTAACTCTATACCCGGCTTTGGTCATCCAATCTTTAGGAGATATCTCTCTTTCAAATATATTATCGGTATTTCTTCCTTCCTTGTAAATCTTGACTGCATCCAACTGGCCACTCGCTGCTTCAACTAATTTAAGGAATTTAGTTGCTCTTTGCTTCCAAGCATCTGTATAAAATTTAGACATCCCTTGTGTCCTGGCTTTTGCTTCACCTTGTGCTAACTCCACCTCACCCAACGTAACCTGCCTCTCGGTTTGTACTCCCTGTTGTGTTGCTGTAGCACCCGTAGCCTTCTCAGTCATCTCAGTTATATAAGCCATTTCGTCTAAGGATTCTGATAAATCAGGAATATCCACCTTTTGAAGAACATCTGCAGGTTTACCTGGTACAGGATACCATCCCCAGGGGACGGGATTGAAGGTTGAAGGAATAAAACCATCAGCTTTTAGAGAAGAATCGTAATAATGCATACCAAAGTTTCTTAGTGTTCTGTTCTCGACTAGTTGTGAGAACCAGGAGTTAAGCACCTTATTCGGAACCCTTACTATATCGGCTATCCCATCTGTCCAAAAATCTTGTTTGTCTATATCATCTCCCCAAGTGTTGTATCTGAAATGGTTTCTCCAGTAGTGATCCTCAGTTGTACCAATTATCACCTCTTGGGGTTTCTTCATTAAGATTGTTTGCTCTTCGGCTTCAACGTAAACAAATATCTGATCTGGTAACTCCTTACCCTCATACTTCTCGCCTTCTCTAAATACATAGTGAATTGTTAGCTCTACATAAGTTTCTCCGAGTACTGGATCTTCTATATCGCTCACACCCATGTCGGCCATCTTCTTGTTCTTTTCCTGTAGTGTGTTCTCGTTATCTTTCGCCTTAATTATTCCGAGTTGTGATTTAAAGTAATCTTCGAGTTTCCTTACTTCCTTTTTATCATAATCAGGATTTCTTTTAAGACTACTAAGGGGTACAAATATATGCGTGTGAATCAGAAACCTCGATGAGTCTATATCATAAGGGTTCATAAACCTATCAACCAAAATATCTTCAGGATCTTCAATGTCAAATCTAATCGCCCCATCCTCTACCTGCCATGAGTCAAATGTCCTTCCAAAGAAGAAGTCCTGCTTTTTGTCTACAATGTCCTGAATTTCTGCGTTATTTCTTTCAAGTGTCCACTTCCAATACTCATTCTGGAACACTTCGGCTTCTTTGTCGTTATCCAAGTTCTCAAATACTATTACAGGCATATCGTCAACATCCTTGAGGAGTGTTCTGAGGGTTGTCTTCATCAGGGGAAGATTGACGGACTGGCGCTGTGTTAACCGATTGATTGTAACGTGATCCCTATATAGCTCGTAGTTCTCTCTCCATGACTCTTCACGCCTTTCCCGGTAATTAAATCCCGCCTCTTTATTATTTAGAAGCATCTGAAGTTCTAAGTTTTCTAGTTTAATTTCTGCCATGCCTTAAGAGTAAACTATCATTTTAATTAAAGGCAATAGCTAGCCTACGTTGGGAATGTAAGGAAGGATTCCCCCCACGTTATTATCCTGAAGTATCGGTTGCATTGGTCGGAATGAGTCCATCCCGTAACGGGTCGCATCCATTAAATGATTCAAAAACTCTTGGGGTTCATTGATTATCTTTCCGTCTTTGTCCGTTATCCATAAGTAGTTTCTGTATTCTCTTAAAAGATTGAGTGAGCGCTTGGTAACACTTATTCTTTGCTGTTGCACATACTGAATTCCCTGTAAAACAGACCCCTGACCTTTTTGCGATCCTTTAATGTTAATTCCGTATACTTTATACATTTCGTCAATTGACTTTGGCTCTGCACTATCGGCCATCACTAAAGCAGGAGGTTCAGTAATTAATCTATCTGCTATGTCTTTATTGCTTAATCCGTGGTTGTAACATATCTCATCCAAAATATAACCGCCATTGTAATAGTGAATCGCAACTATTGCTGTCGGGTCGTTGGTGTAGCCGAAGTCTAGTCCATACCGTCTTAAGGCTGCTTCGTGAGGTATCTCGTCAACTATTGCCCAGTCCTTGTATATTCTTCCTTCGGCATCACCTAACTCACCCAACCCATAAACCTTCCACCAGTTCTTGTTTCCTCTCCTTACTTCAATTGCTTCAATAAGTTTTGGGTCAAGAGCTTCATTATCCTTATAAGTAAGAATTAAAAAGTCGCAATCGTCTCTATCTTTAACTGCCGGCTCGCCTGATATCTCATTCGCATAAAACCAAAACTCACTTACAGGGTTCCAATCTAACCAAACTATATCTTTAGTCCTGATTTCCAACTGCGTGTAAGTCTCGTAACTGATGTTATTTGCTTCGTTAATGAAAAGGACGTCACGCCTTGGCCCCCGAACTTTGCCCGGCTGATCGGCTGAGAAAAATTCGATTATACTTTTCGTCTCGAAAGTGTAAATGCAGTCAGTTCTATTCCACATCACATCTTTGAAATAGTTATGCTCCCGCATTATTGAAAGGAAGTCTCTGATTGCACCACGTTTTAAATGGGGGAATGACTCTGATACTACACTTATCCTTTGATTATCATGCCGTTGGGCGTAATCAATTAAAATAAGAAGAATTGAGATAGTCTTACTGGCACTTGTCCCACCTGCTATTCCTCTAATCCTCTTTGTTAGCTTCTGGAGCTTCTCGGTTGCCCGAGTCTTTATGTACATCGCCTAAAATTGGAAGTGGCTTGCCGCCAGAAGTAATATCTGTATGAGTTGATTCTATCATCTTATGGTTTACTTTAAGAAGTAGCATGACAATATTTGAGTTGATTTCCTTACCGCCGAATACCCCTATTTCAGTAAGATATTCTTTCTGTTTCATCTTTAATTCTCTTAAAGCGTCAGATATCTCTTTGTGTATTTTTCTCCACTGATAAAGAGTTTCTTTACTTATCCCGAGTTTAAGGGCGAATCCTTCAACTGTCGGTATCTTCATGTTTTGGGGAATAGCTTCTGCCATATACTCATCATAAGTCTTTAGTGTTTCTTCTGAATACTTTGTAGGCTTTGTAATCATATCTTCCTTAGTTGCACATAAAATGTTTTATTTGATATTATTACAGCTCTCCTTATATAACCTAATTTTAGCAGACCATTCAATGCATTGACTACAGTAGAACTATTCCGGCCTTTTCTTTTCATTTCGTCTATTATTTCTTTTTGGGGAATAGGAGTCTTTTCAGTCATTACCCAATAAGTAATAAACCGCACGATCTTTTGTTGAAGGTCGGTTATATCGTAAAGATTCGTATACTCTGTTTTTGGCATCTAGTACATCTAGTCTCTTTCATCTTTTAAGACCATTATTAGTGACCAAAAGCTTATAGCTATTACTCCTACAACTAAACCTATTATAAAACCTGTTAAGAATGTAAAAAAGTAAGTCATTTACTTTTGAGAGTTAAATATTTTCTTGCGTATTCGTTTATCCATTCAGAAACTTTTTTGGTCATGCCGACTAATTCTATTGGATCATTAGCATTTTTAATGTCTGTACACCTTTTTGGTTCTAATAATTCAAGATTCCTATAAACCGCTACGTCATATCCGTTAAGACAAGGCTCTAAGGCAATTTCTATATCACTCTTTTTGTATGATAAATAACCCGCCGGCATTTTCAAAAAGTCTTTAATTGTTATTTCTTCTTTCTTTCTCATATTATTTTATTTTTTATATGTCATTGACGTTATTATAATAGCCAAAATTAGGATTCCAAAAGGCCACCAATTACTCAAATTTACACAAACATTTTCCATATTCTCTTTGGTAAAAGTTATTTATTTTTGAGAGTTTAGAATAAATATCTTCCCAAATCACTGTCCCCGCTATCGGCTATATCCGCATAATAAAATCCCATTTCACTTTTCTTATAACCAGCCCTCCTTGCTTTATACCAATGTTGTTGTGTTTCAGTTTCACTCCAGTATGCTTGTATATCAGCACCAAACTTGTCTGAAAGTAATTTAATAAACCATCTTTTTATTTTCTTTTTCATTTGAGATTATTTCTAGTCTTTTAATTTTAAAAGTTATCTACAGAATATAGAGCCATTATTCCCCCAAATATTAAAAGCAAACCAATATGTATTAAACCAAGTCCAATACAAATCATTAATATTCCCACAACAAAGAAAACTGCGTCAAATAGGTCATGGGATTTGTCTTTGTTTTTCATATTCTTTTATTGCTACTAATAATGTTGTTGGCACGCTTTATTATTTCTTCAAGTTGCTCCAATGTTATATAGTAATCATTATTTTTACCAACAACCTGATTATTCTTCATAGCCAATTTAGTTGCTTCGCTGTATATTTCTAATGATTCTTCGCTTACTAACATAAGACTCATATTCTTATTTTTGAGAGTTAGAGTTTAGAATTTCATCCAAGACTTTAAACACAGCTTCTTCCGCCAGGTCATCGAGTAAAGCATCTTCCCCCGTTAAACTTTCTCCTAGTAACTTATCCTTTATTTTTTCAATTACCTCTTTCTCTCTTTCTTTTAGCTTTTGGTCAAACCAGTCAAACATCATATGATCCCTTATTTCAATAGCTCCTAATTGCATTTCATTAAAATCTTTATTATTTTGAAATGGTTTAACAAACTTCTTTATAAATTCTTTCTTCATATATTCTCCTCTTTGGTAAAAGTTATTTAAAGGGCTTTGGTTGGTGCGGACAAATAGTTGCTCTACTTAATTAGCAGTGTGCCTTATTCTGCCATCCCGCACCACCAAAACCCTCTAATTCTATAACTTCAGTCTTTAAAAATTGGTTTATTATTTATTAAAGATTCTATACAAGATTTATATCCCCAGTTGGGATTTATCTTATTTACATCTAATTGTTGACAGAACTTGATTAAATCTTTTTGATATACCTTTTGTTGCCAATCAAACATATCTCTACGAAGATTAAGTTCAGCAATTTTATATTTCAAAATCACATCAAGACAAAAGACTATTATCCCCATTATTATAAATATCACTCCAACCCAGAATATATGTTTAGTCATATTTTTTAATTTCTTTAATCATTTTTGAAATAGCTTTCGAATAAAATACCCAGTCGCTTATTGACTTTTTGTAAGGCATATTAGAATCAAAGTCTTCACAATTCCCATCAGAATCTATAGTAAAGACTACATATTTTTTACCTTCTCGAACTTTAATTCTTTTAGATATTTCAGTTGTGACTTTCATTTTAGTAAACTCCGATTTTTCTTTTAAATTGTCTCTAGTTCATGCACCTTGAATTGCTTGACAATACCCCTCATTGCTAGCATTGTGTCTACCTCTTGTTGTCCGTATTCTCTTACCATTTTCTTTAGATAATCCGGCCAAGCGCCTTTAAGCCCGATATTACAGTGATAGCATTGCGAATGTACTTGTCGTTCATCAAAAAGAAAAATCGGATGGCGACCAGGAATGAAATGTCCAGCTTGAGCTTGTTTGAAATCTAATTCTTTTCCGCATGTGTAGCATAAAATTACTTTCCTTCCACCTAAGTCAATTGTGTCGCGTTGGCGTATCCACTTAGAGAAAACGTCCCATGCTTTTTTCTTTAACTTACTTACCGTTTGCTTTTTTGGTTTTTTTACGCCAATACTTTTGGACATAGCTCTCTAATCCTCTTTTAACCTGAAAGACCTTAGAGATTGGAATTGAAATCACCTGCTCGCCATTACTTTTTAAAATGTATAAAACTAAGATATTCTCGTTGGCGTACATTCTTACGCTTTGTGTTTCTTTAATTTTTGTAAGTTCTTCGGTGATGATTTTCATTTTGTTGCATTCCAAGCCACATGTTCTTTAGTTTCTTTACAAAATATTCCCCTCCACGGCTTACCAGTTTTACTTATTCCTTCCTTGTAGTCAGCATCAGCACCACAAGTGGCACAGACATATTTCTTACCTTGACCAGAGGTTGCATTCATTATCGGGTCTTTGTTTAATTGTATTTCGCTTGTGTCTTTATTCCAGGATGGTTCAAAACCCCTTTTAATATAAGTGTTAATTATCTTTACTATTTGAGTGGCCTTGTAGCTACTCGGAACGCTTTTCTTTATATGAAAGCCTTTGTAATATAAATCTATGCTTGTCCAAGATGTTTCTTTGGTATCGTTATTCATATTTAGTTAATGCACATCCGTTGGTGTAGCCCACCCAGGCATTAAAGTTACCCTTACCATTACCTTCTTTACCATCGGCCCTGTCCCAAACTTTATATCCACAACTTATATTTCCTTCAGGAGTGGCAACTTCTAATAGAGAGCATCCAGGGGTTTTAAAATGAACGGAATTTATACG